TCGTTTCTTTTCAGTTTCAAATATAGAAAATAATAAAACAATTTGTGCTCATTGTAAATTTTATATACCAAATTGGTATGAAGATTTTTATTCGGTTTCAAATAAGTGTTCCAAATTTTATATAAAAGATAATTCAGGGACAATAAAGTATGAATATACTTCTGTTTGTCGTGCTGATGAAAACAAATGTGGATTAAAAGGTAAATTTTTTGAAATCGAACCAAATCTTAAAAAAAAGAAAGATGTTCATTCTTTTGACAGAGAGAGATATAATTATTGAATAAATAGAATAATATATTCTGTTGTAATATTAATATTAATGTCATCAAAATATGAAAATGGACTATTTATATTCAGGCGCGATTTACGATTAACCGATAATATTGGTATCAATTTGTTAAACGACAATTGTAAAAATATTTACACTATATTTATTTTCACACCAGAACAAGTTGGATCAAGTAACAAATATAAATCTGATAATTCTGTTCAGTTCATGATAGAATCGTTACACAGTTTATCATCACATATTAAGAAATCAGGTGGCCATTTATATACTTTTTATGGAAAGAATGAAAAAGTGATTGCTGATTGTATTAAGGCATGGAATATTGATGTGGTTTGTTTTAACTTGGATATTACACCTTATGCGAGAGAAAGAGACGACGGAATTGTAAAATTATGTAATCATTTTAAAATAGATATTATTACCGCATGGGACTATTACCTTTGTAAACCAGATGATGTATTGAGCGGTTCTGGAAAACCATATGTAAAATTTACACCATTTTATGAAACCGCAAAAAAAATAAAGGTTCTTAGTCCTGCTAGAGCAAAAACGCTTCATCTTAGAAAGAGCGAAAAACAAATACCTAATAAAATCAGTTTAGAACAAGCATTCAATAAATTCACCGAAGAAAATAAAAATATTATGGTTCATGGAGGGAGAGAAGAAGCAATTAAAATTTTAAAAACTGCTGTAAAAACCCAAAAACATTATGGCAGAACTCGCGATGAAATAGCAGTAAATACGAGTTTGTTAAGCGCGTATCTTAAGTTTGGTTGTGTTTCGATAAGAGAAGTGTATGCCGTTTTCAAAAGAAATCATGATTTTATAAGACAGTTATATTGGCGTGATTTTTATGGTCAATTATTATATTATAACCCTCATGTATTAGGGCATGCAATGAAACCAAATTACAACAAAATAAAATGGCATCACAATGAGAGGTGGTTTAAAGCTTGGACAAATGGTATGACAGGTTATCCAATCGTGGATGCTGCGATGAGACAATTAAACACATGTGGTTGGATGCATAATAGAGGTAGAATGCTGACCTCTAGTTTTTTAGTTAAAACATTACTAATTGATTGGCGTAAAGGAGAACAATATTATGCAAACAAATTAACAGACTATGATCCTGCGAATAACAATGGCGGCTGGCAATGGTCAGCAAGCACAGGTGCGGATTCACAACCATACTTTAGAATTTTCAATCCATGGATCCAGAGTAAAGAACATGATCCAGATTGTGAATATATAAAAAAATGGCTGCCTGAATTAAAAGAGGTTCCTAATAAAGACATACATAATTGGTTTAAAGAATGCATTCATTATAAAAATGTTGATTATCCTAAACCTATATGTGATTATGAAGATCAAAAAGAAAAATCACTGAAAATGTATTCAACCATATTTTAGAATAATTTATTATATTATAGTATATGAGTCTACCACTCGAAGCAACAAAATCATTAGAATGCTTAAATCCAAATTTAATTAAAACTGGTTTTAGTGCTGTAGGAGCAGCTGTAAGTACAGCTATAGCAAAAAGTATTCAAGCTTATCGTGTTAAAAGCCAAGAAAAGGTTGTACAAATGCTAAATAATTTAAAGGTAAGAGCGAGTGAAGCGGAAAAGAATTTTATTGGAACATGTACATCACCTCCATACAGTTCTGTTCAAAAATATGATGAGAAAATGTTAATTAGTTTTTTAATATGTAAAATTATATTTAATAAAAAAAGTTTAGGTAAAACTTTATCTAATGAAACACTTTTAGACTTATGTTCAATAATTAATACATATTCAGATGAAAAATATATTGCTATGGCAAAAAGTGATTATGAAATGGAAAAACAAGCTGCTGCAGATGCTATTATACAGGCAGTGTCTGGAACAACGTTGTCAAATATTGCTGTAAATGCTGGGTTTGATGCCTTAAAAGCAACAGGAGATGGGGCTTCAAAAGCAGTGAAGGGATTTAAAGATGTAATGAATCCACAACAAGTAAATTTAAGTCCAACAGACGCCGCAACAAAGAGTGTTGTGATGGGTTCAATTTCTGGAGTTGCCACATTAGGTATAACATTATCAGGTATGAATTATTATACGTTAATTAAACAAAAAATAGACAAGGCTTATTTACCAGATCTTAATATATTATTAACTACTTTAACAGAGAAAGGAAAACAAATTGAAGAAGCTAATACCGTGTTTAATAATTGTTATAATATAAAGATGAAAGCTTTATATAAAACACTTAAAAAAGAATGGGAGAGTCGACCTGATAAAAATCAAAATTATATAACACACATTTTTAAAGATGGCGAAAGATGTTATATATATGGTAAGGATTTTGATAATGAGAAGAAGTTGATTAAAAGTAATTCAGTATGTTACAATACAATTGACTACAAGATAAACATGGCATGTGATGCAAAATTACGTGATGCTACACTCAAAAGACTAAGAGCGGAAAGAGATGAAATACGTAATATAATTAAAGAATTTAGTCCTATTTTTAATTTAACAGAGCAAGAAACAATAGATTTAATGAATATGAATAAAGAAATCACTCCTCTATTATCAAATATTAATTTAAATAGTGCTACACAGCAAGAAATACAAGCAATTATAGAAAAATTAAAGGGAGTAATGTCAAAGAATATACAACAAGAACCACAAAGCAATAAATCATCTTTCCTTAGAGGAATTGGTATTCGTTTTGGTGGTAAAAAATCAAAAAAATTAAGAAAAAGAGAAAGACAGCAAAAAATAAAACGAACAAAAACACGTAAGCATAATTAGTTATTACAAATAATAAAATAAATAAAGCTTTATAGACTAGTTTTCAATCTCTTTACATATATTTATAGAAAAATTCGGCATTTAGAGTGCATTAGGAATATATAATACATCGTTTAATATCTACATTTATTATTTAGACATCTATATAATAAATAATGAGTCAAGAACAGATTTTATTAAATAAAGATGGGTTGGTTTTAAAAAAAACAAACAAAAATCATTACAATTTAGAATTTGATTTAATGAATAATCATATTGTTTTACCAAAAATATTGGATTTTAATATTATCAAATTAGTGTATGATTTAAATAAAGATGTATATGAAAAAGTAAATTTGGAAAAAATAAACGATAATGAGGCTATTATTACAATTTTATTAAAACATTTTTTTGAAGATCTTGGATTACCACAAAAATTCTCTCATGTTCATATTACAAAATATATAGAAGAAAATAAGATTATATTTAAAAACGAATCTATTCGAACATCTAGACCAGAATATATACCTGATAATGCTGAATTAATAGTCATTAAAAACATGACAACAGCTTGCTCTATTATTAGTGATCATCATATAAAACAAAATATAAATATTATACTTGATAAGACTATGCCTATTCCACAATTTATGGAAAAAATGTTTGTAGCTATTTTAAATAAAATGTTTAAGCGTGTAAAACAATTTATAGAAAACATTAGAATGTAATATATATGACAATAAACTTTAACAAAATATTTAAACAGATTCTTTTTTTAATAAACGCATTTTATATAATATCAAGTGAAGTAACAATATATTTTATATATAAAAATTATTCTTCTTTTATTCATCGTATTACTGAAAAACTAGCTTCTATCAATATTTTGTATGTCAAAGTTTTTCAAGCGTTTGCTTTAAATAATAGTTTAATCGACGATAACACAAATAATAAACTATTAAAATTCACTGATAATGCGCCATGGAATGAAAATGATGTATTGTATGAAGAACTTATTGCAGTTGTTAAAAGTGAGGGATTAGATGTAGATTATAATTTTTGTGCCCCTATTAATTCAGGTATGATTTCATTGGTTTATAAATTTTATAAAAAAGACACTCTAGAGCCTGTTATTATTAAGATGAAACGAAAAAATATTGAAGAGAAATTGAATGACGCAATAGAAAATTTGCAAACATTCATGTATATATTATCTTTTATACCATTAATACAAAAATACCAAATCGCCGAAGTTGTGAATAAAAATATTGACATTATTCGTCATCAAACAAATTTCAATGAAGAAGTAGATAATATTAAATTGATGAAAGAAAATTGTAAAAACTTGAAATATGTTAAAATACCACATGTTTATGAATCTGTTACCAAAAATTTTCCAAATTTCATAATGATGGAATACATTGATGGTGTTAAAATAAATCAAATCAACGAAGAAGATTATGAGGGTTTCGCAAAACAAGTAATTAAATTTGGCTTTGTTACAACTATTATTCATGGCGTTACCCATGGTGATTTACATGGTGGCAATATATTATTCATTAAAGATGATAATGATGAAAAATATAAATACAAAATAGGTGTCTTAGATTTTGGTATTGTGTATAATATTGATACAAAATATAAAGGTTTATTGTTTGATATTTTTACAGAATTATTTGATGTTCCTGCTAGGGTAAGTGCTGAAAAATTTATACGTTCAGGATTAATTGAACCGGCTGATATATTTGAAAGCTTACCAAAAGAACATTATGATAATATTTTAAATTTTACAACAGAAATAATAGAAGAAACCATATATAGTTCAAAAAAAGCGAATCAAATACAGATCTACAAATTCTTATCAAAATTCAAAGAATATATAAGTAAAAGTGAAATGGTTAATTTAGGACTAAGACCTAGTGGTAATTTTGTGAAAACACAGCTTGTGTTGGCTATGTCGCATGGGGTAACACTTACCCTTTGTAAAGAAGATTTTATTACATTAGCAGATAAAGTATTGAATGAATTATTTCATACAAGTATTATTATGTAAAGTTATAAATTTATTTATTTATTATCCATACATAAAAACAATAAAAACTCACTATAGAAAAATATGGTAAGAATCGTATTACCTTATGTTTCAATAATTTTAATTCTAAATACTCTTCTTTTTCAAAATATCTTCCGTCTGCGCCACATTTTTTTTCATCATGCCTACAAAAATCAGCATAATCATATGTAGTTATATCTGTTAAAATATTTTTTGTTCCAAAATTTTCACATTTTGCTAAATTAGATGTAAATTCACCATTATCATATGGTTTAAAGTGAACACAATTTTTGCAAGCAGGATAATTTCCATTTTTTATTATTTTTGTGCTAATTATATTTATATTTTTAAACAAAATAAATGGCAATAATATCAAATGTAATCTCATATTATTGAAATTACATTTTTATCTTTATATTAATAATTTATCTTATTAATAACCACCTCTTTGGCTATATTTTTGATTATTTTATCTTCTTTTTCCAAATCATTATCACCAGATCCACCCATTGCTTCAATAATAAGTTTATTGTATTGATCGGCAAACTTCGAGTCACTTTTACTGCAATCTGGATGTATTTCTTTAAATATAGGTAACAATCGAGAATTTTTATTGGCTATTTTTTTGATTGCTTTTCGTAATTTTAAATTTTCCTGGTTTTCTTTTTCCCATTTGTCTTCATCTTTTATATATAACACTTCTCTCTTTGCGTCTGTGCAATGAATAGGTCTTTTTGTTTCATCTAATGAATTCAAGTTTTTCACAATAATATTGGATATACCATTTACAAAACCCAATTTACCAACACTTTCCAAATCAGTAAGCTGTAATTTCAAGGAATCTACAAAATCTGTTATATTCATTGCGTCTTTACATGTTTCATTCAAAAATACATTCAAGTTGAACGTCTTGTTATGGCTATTAACATTATTAGAATTGATTGTATTTGAATTGATTGTATTGTTTAAAGGATTAATTTTTTGACATACATCTAATACCATGTTTTTCAATTGTGAGTTTTCTTTAATAAGTAACATAATTAAATCTTTGTCTGTCGTATCGTTAGACGGTTCAATGGTCTTAGAACATATTTTTCGATGTTTTGATAATCCCTGACTGTATTTGTATTCCTTGCCGCATTCACATACATATTTTTTGTTACCATAATTTTCATTTTGCTCGTTTTGCTCGTTTTTTGTATCCAAAATGTATCCAAAATGTATCCATTTGTGTTTATCGGTTGCAACATGTCTTTCAAAATTATATTTTTTAAAGCATTTATAGTCACATTTTTTACATACAAAATATAGTTGCTCGTTTTGCTCCTTTTTTGTATCCATAATGTATCCACACATTTTATTTCTAAATTATTTTTAAAACTTAATAAAAAAAATTACAGTCACAAACTTTGAATTATTTTTTTGGTAACCAGATGCTAATTTTCAATTATGGTAAGCGGATAATTCTGAAAGTCGGAAAGTATTTTCACTTTTCAAAAATGGACAAAAAAAATGTCCAA